ATCGCTGGCCAACCCGCAGAGAAGGCACCCGCGATTGTCTGGCCGGAAGCCCTGCCGGTCGATGTGCTCGACGAACGCCTCGCACTTGAGTCAGATCAGCGCATGGGCGTAGTTTCCAAGTCGACTATCGCGACCAAGCTTGGCTATGACTTCGAGTCCGAATCACCGAAGATCGAAGCCGAGGGTGCAAGCGCGGCCGACGCGATCCTCACGGCCTTTGATCGTGGCGATGGACAAGATCACCCGCAGGCCGCATGATGGAACCCGTGGGCGTGGACACGACACAGATTGGCGAACTCGCCGCTGATGTGATGACAGATGTGAACGACGGCTACCCCGGCGCCGAAGTCAAGTCGGTGACGATCGTCGTTGAAGTTGAACGCGGCAACCACCACTTCATCGAAGCGCGCAGCACAGAGCCGCGTCAGGTCGTTGTAGAAGGCATCCTGCGCAACGCAGCTCGCAGATTCGAGCCGTAAGCATGGCCAGCCTTGAGCGGGAACTTGCGCGCCAGCGTCGCGCCCGCCTACAGGTAGAGCGCGAGCAGGCCCGAGAGATCACCCGCACCTACCGGATGATCTACCGCCGCATGAAGGCGAAGCTCAAAGAGCTCTCCGACCTGATCGAAGCCGAGCGCAAGGCGGGTCGCACGCCTAAGACCTCGTGGCTTGTCCGGCAGTGGCAGTACCAAGACCTGCTCAGAGAAGTCGAAGCCCAAGTCTGGGCGTGGAGCCGCCAGCACACAGAGACAGTTGCAGCGGGTCAGCGCAAGGTTCTCTCGACGCTCAACCAAGACCAGCGCCGCCTGATCCAGCTCTCGCTATTCCCAGCGCCAACCGAAGCGGTTGCAACGGTAACCGCGCGATTCATCGGTCTGAATCCACTGGCGATCGAATCCTTCATCGGGATTGCGGGCGACGGCAAGCCGCTCGGCAACTTGCTTTCGGAGATCGCACCCAAGACCGTCCAGAAAGTCAAAGACCAACTGGCCTACGACCTCGCAGCCGGAAGCGGCCCGCGCAAGATGGCGCAGAACTTCCGCAAGGTGGCAAGCCTCCCGCTTGACAGGGCGCTGACAATCAGCCGCACCGAAACGCTTCGGGCCTACCGCGACGCCGCCTCGCAGGTCTACCAGCAGAACGCCGACGTACTTGCGGGTTGGCGCTGGCACGCCGAACTTGACGACCGCACCTGCCCAGCCTGCGCCGCGATGAACGGCACGATCCTGCCGACCGAGACGGGGCCGGGGATGCACGTCAATTGCCGCTGCTCAATGGACCCGGTCACAAAGACTTGGAAAGACCTCGGGTTTGACGGCATGGAGCGCTACGACAAGACTTACCCAACCGGCCAAGAGATGTTCGACGCGCTCCCACAAGCGACGCAACGCAGCATCCTTGGCCCCGGCAGATACGACCTTTACCAGAGCGGACAGATCGGCATGGACGACTTCGTGAAGGTCCAGCGGTCAAAAACGTGGGGCGACTCCCGCGTGACCAAGCCGCTCAAAGAATTGGCCTAACGGCTGATATCCACCGAGCGCCCTGGAGGCGTTCCAGACAAGGAGGCGTGATGTCTGACGACACCACGGCAGCGGAAGCCCCGGAGGCACCCGCCGCTACCCCAACCCCGCAGGCGCCGGCCCCGGAGGCCACGCCAGCATCCGCAGAGCCGGACATCCCGGACACGTTCGACCCCGCGATTGCGAAGAAGCTGCGCGACGAGGCCAAAACCCTCCGCACAGCTAAGAAGCAAGCCGAAGCCGAGGCCGCAGACCTGCGCGCCAAAGTCGAAGCATTCGAGGCCGAGAAGCTGTCAGAAACCGAGCGTCTGCAAAAGCAGGCCGACGACAACGCAGCGGCAGCCCAGGCGGCGACCGAAGCGCTGAAGACGGCCAACCTGCGAGCCGAGGTTGCCGTCGAGGCAGCCAAGCACGGCATCGACGCGAAGGCTGCGGCGAAGCTGATCGCAGATGAAGTCGAGTACAACGAATCGACCCCGACCAACGTCACCGATCTGGTGAGCGGTCTGGTCGAGTCGGGCGTACTCGCAAGCAAGACCCCGCTTCCCTCCAGCGGCCTTCCGGCCAACGGACAGGGCGGCGAGGTTGAAAAGCCAGACACGACCGTTTCCAACCGCTTCGGTGGCGACCCGCTCGCCAACCCAGAAGCACACGGCGGCGGCGTGTATTTCTCCGGTGCCTAGCCCTCGCGGCTGGCATCTCTAAAACCACGAATACAGGAGGTGCCGCCAAATGGCCGGTACAGCAACTTCCGTTTCGTCGCAGGGCACCAACTGGATTCAGACGGTGTTCGAGCGCACGAACACGGTGTTTCGTGCGAACAGCGTGATGAGCAGCGTTGTCCGCACGTTCGCCAACTCAACAGGCGACGAAGATCGCGCAAACTCGACGTACAACCAGCTCACCGCAGGTTCCGTCGCAGAGACGACCGACCTCACCAGCGAGGCCGAGTTCACGACCACGAACATCGCAACGCTCTCGCCCTACGAGCGCGGCGCGATCTCGTTCCTGACGGACACCCGCAGGGAGAACGACCCGTACGCCTACGGCGATCTCGGCAACGAGCTGGGCAGCGCCATGAGCGACCTCGTGGAAAGCGATCTGCTCTCCACATTCGGCAGCCTGACCGGAGGCACCGTCTCCACGGGCGGCGGTACGGCGCTCACTTGGGGTCACCTCGAGGCCGCAGTCACCAAGCTGCGCGCGTCGAAGGTGCCGGGGCCGTACGTCGCTGTCCTGCACACCAACGCATGGCACGCGCTCGCGCAGGTCGGCGTGCCGTCCTCGACGGCGATCTACAACGCGCCGGACTCGCTCAAGGAGGCGATCAAGTCCAACTGGTACGTCGGTTCGTTCGGTGGAGACCTCTCCATCTTCACGACGCCGAACCTGTCGGCTGGCACGCTGGTCACGCAGGGCGTGTTCAACTCCGAGGCGATCGCAATCGACTGGCGTCGTGCGCTTCGCCTCGAGCCAGAGCGCGACGCATCGCGTCGTGGCTGGGAGATGAACGTCACGGCTCGCTACGCATCGGGCGTGTGGCGTCCGCTGGCAGGCGTCCAGCTCAAGTCGGACACGCAGAGTCCGTCTAGCTGATCTACGGGGCGGGGCTTCGGCCTCGCCCCCACCAACTTCATGTGCGGCGCGTCCCTGGGTGGCGTGGCGCGTCGCACGTCACCCTCAAGCCACCACAAGGAGTCACCCCCTTGAAAATCCTCATCCACTCAAACGCGCCCTGGTGCGCGACTGGCTACGGCCAGCAGACCGCCCAACTGGCCAAGCGATTGCTCGCAAACGGCCACGAGGTCGCAGTCAGCGCCCTGTACGGACTCTCGGGCGCCAAACTCGACTGGAACGGGATCATGGTCTACCCGAACTACGTCGATCCACACGGCAACGACGTGCTGCTCGGTCACGCCGAGGACTGGTTTGGTGGGGATCTCAAGGACGGTCTGATCATCACCCTCTACGACGTCTGGGTGTTGGCCTCTGACCAACTCAAAGAGGCCAACGTCGCAAGCTGGGTGCCGATCGACCACGACCCCGCGCCGCCGAAGGTGATCCGCCACTTGAAGGCATCCGGCGCGATGCCGGTCGCCATGAGTCGCCACGGCCAGCGCATGTTGCAGGATGCGGGGCTTGACCCCGAGTACGCGCCGCATGGCATCGACACGCAGGCGCTTGCGCCAACCGACCCGAAGATGTGGCGCGGCATGATCAAGCCGGAGATCCCCGAGGACTGGTTCGTCGCAGGGATCGTCGCCGCCAACAAGGGCAACCCAAGCCGAAAGAGCTTCGATGTTTCCTTTCAGGCGTTCGCCAAGCATCTGAAGAAGCACCCCGACTCACTGCTCTACGTCCACTCCGAGGTCAGCGGGGCGATGCAGGGCGTCAACCTGATCGATCTCGCACAGGCCTGCGGCATCCCATCCGAGAACATCCGGTTTTCCCCGCAGTACCACCAGTCGATTCTTGGTTTCGCACCCGAGCACATGAGCGCCGTGTTCAGCAGCTTCGATGTCCTGCTGAACCCAGCGCAGGGCGAAGGCTTCGGCATCCCCGTGATTGAAGCGCAAGCCTGCGGAGTGCCGGTGATCGTGACCGACTGGACGGCCATGAGCGAGCTTTGCGGGGCAGGCTGGAAGGTCGAAGGTCAGCGGCAGTTCACGATGGGCGGATCGTGGATAAAGAGCGCGAGCGTCGATGAAGTGACCCGCGCGCTCGAGCAGGCATACAACCGCCG